ACTATCAATGGATAGTGAGGAAGCTCAAACTAATCATCATACCGGCGGACATGTTCCCGGAGAAGGTAGTGTTTGGGTCTATGCAAAGAATCGCAATCTAGTTGACATTCTTAGGACAGTATTCCACGAACTAGTACACGTTCGTCAACACGAGATAGGTATGATTAAGCCTGGTGATAGCTACCCTGGCTCACCGATTGAAGCAATGGCAGACATGCTAGCCGGTAAATACATAAAGATTTACGGCGAAAAAAACAACCACATCTTTCAATAAGGTTACCAATATAGTTGAATTTTCTGCACAGTCTGTTATACTAACTAGACTAAAGGAGAAAACATGTCACGTACATTCAATCAAGAAGCTAAAACTAAACTGACTCAGCTTATCAATGAAGGCATGAGCGTTTTACAAGAAGTAGAAACCCTCAATGAAGGTCTTAACGATACTGTTAAGGCAATTGCAGAAGAACTTGAAATCAAGCCCTCAATTCTCAAGAAGGCTATCAGAGTTGCACACAAGCAGCGGCTCAATGAAACTAACGAAGAAAACGAAGAACTTAACACAATTTTGGAGACTGTCGGTAAGACTAGCTAATGTCATACGTTGACGCAGTTCTCGATTCCAGCGCAGATAGAATTTACGCAGTTGAACGTACTCCTGAGGGCAACCGTGCCTTCAAAGAGTACTCAACTAACTATGTCTTCTATTATGATGATGCAAAAGGTAAGTATCGTACTATCTATGGAGATCCTGTAACTAGATTCTCGACTCGCAAAAAGAGTGAGTTTGAGAAAGAGCGCAGGATTCATAACAAGAAAAGACTCTATGAGAGTGATGTTCCGGTAGTCTTTAGGTGCCTGAGTGATAACTATTTGGGAGCAGAACCTCCTAAACTACACACTGCGTTCTTCGACATTGAGACTGACTTTGACCCAGAGAAGGGTTTTAGTCCGACAGATGATCCATTCAATCCAGTCACTGCTATTTCAGTGTATCTTGATTGGTTAGACCAGCTTGTTACTCTTGTCATTCCCCCGAAGCATATGACTGATGAGACTGCACAAGAACTAACTGCGGATTTTGAAAACTGCTTACTGTTCCGCAGTGAAATCGAAATGTTCGAAACTTTCTTTGAACTTATTGAAGACGCAGATGTTCTTACAGGTTGGAACTCAGAAGGATATGATATTCCCTACTGCGTGAACCGTGTTACTCGTATCATGAGTAAAAACGATACACGCAGGTTCTGTTTGCTTGGGCAGCTTCCTAAGCCTAGAACGTATGAACGTTTCGGCAAAGAAGAACAGACTTACGACTTGATTGGTCGTATTCATATGGACTATCTACAGCTTTACAAAAAGTACAACTACGAAAGCCGTCATAGCTATTCGCTTGACGCAATCGGTGAGTATGAATTGGGTGAGCGCAAGACTCAGTATGAAGGTAGTTTGGATCAGTTATACAACAAAGACTTTAGAAAGTTCGTAGAGTATAACCGCCAAGATACTATGCTGGTGTTTAAGATTCACCGTAAGCTTAAGTTTCTTGACCTAGCAAATGCGCTAGCTCACGAAAACACGGTTTTGCTGCCAACTGTTATGGGTTCGGTGGCTATGATTGAAATGGCAATTTATAATGAAGCACATGAACGAGGATTTATTGTCCCTGACAAAAAGCGTAAAGATAATTACGGTGAAGAGCAGCAAGCGGCCGGAGCTTATGTTGCTGTCCCGAATATCAACTCACTCTACCCCTCAGCAATCCGAGCCCTTAACATGGCCCCAGAAACCATCGTTGGACAAGTCAGACAATCTCTCACAGACCAATACATGCACGAAAAAAGTGTTGACCTCGCAAAAAAGAAGCGTAAGAAAAAGAATGGTGACGATGCTGACGGGGTTACTGGAGCGATTCTTTGGGAAAACCTCTTCGGGTCAATAGAATATACTGCTATTATGAATCAAGAGCGCGGCACTTTGCTCACACTTGATTACGAAGATGGTCGTAGCGTAGAAATGTCTGCTGCTGAAATATGGAAGCTAATCTTCGATAGCAACAAGCCGTATATGATTTCTGCAAACGGAACCATCTTTACATATGAGAAAGAAGGAATTATTCCTGGATTGCTTTCACGCTGGTATTCAGAGCGTAAAGAAACTCAGAAGCTAGCCAGAGAAGCATATGGGACAGATATGTTTGATTATTATGATAAGCGTCAGCTAGTTCGTAAGATTCTTCTTAACTCTGCATATGGCGCACTTTTGAATGAGCATTGTCGTTTCTATGATAAAAGAATCGGGCAGTCAGTTACGTTGTCTGGTCGGCAAATCACTAAGCATATGATGAGCCAGATAAACGAAATCATCACGGAAAATTATGAACATGACGGCGACGCTATTGTGTATGGTGATACTGACTCCTGTTACTTTTCAGCGTATCCTATCCTCAAAGAACAGATTGACAGCGGCGAACTTGCATGGAGCAAAGACACTTGCATTGACTTGTATGACCAAATCGCTGAAATGACTAACGTTAGCTTCCCTGCGTTTATGGAAAAGGCATTTCACTGCCCTCGTAAGAACGGTGAAGTGATTAAAGCTGGACGAGAACTCATTGGCGACAGAACGTTGTTCATCACTAAGAAGCGTTACGCAATCAACATCTTTGACTTAGAAGGTAAGCGTCAGGACATTGACGATAAGATAGGTAAGATTAAGGCTATGGGTCTTGATCTTAAGAGAGCGGATACTCCTAAGTATGTTCAAGAATTCTTGATGGAAGTCTTGACTATGGTTCTAGGTGGCGCGCCTCGTGAAGACATCATCACTCGAATCAAAGACTTCAAGACTTATCTATCAGAGCAGGATAGCTGGACTAAAGGTTCTCCTAGGTCAGTCAATAAGCTTACATACTATGGTGAACTTGAGAAGCGCAGCAAGACTGGCAAGGCAACTATGCCAGGACACGTTCGAGCGGCTCTTAACTACAACTATTTACGTAAACTAAACGGAGATCAGTATAGTCAGCGTATTGTTGATGGTATGAAGGTAGTTGTCTGTAAGCTTAAAGGTAATATGCTTGGCTTTACAAGTATTGCTTATCCTACAGATGAACTTAGACTTCCGCAATGGTTCTGCGACTTGCCGTTTGATGACAACGAAATGGAAAGAACACTAGTCGATGAAAAGATTGACAACTTGTTAGGCGTTCTTAACTGGGACATTAGGTCAAACACTAATACTAACAGTACATTCGATGAATTGTTCAGTTTCGGTTAAACAAACACTTGACGTTTGCAATAAATTCCGCTATTATACACAATACACAAATCTAAATATTATAAAGGAAAGATGACACATGAAAGATTACTTACTTGATTTGATTCAACACACTCATGGATTGGGCGTAGTTGAATTAGTAAAGATTGAAGGCACTGCAACTGAAACAAAGGTTGCTGCATATGCAGAAGACAAGAGCGTAGTTGTATACGGCACGTTTGCTTCGCCTATCGCAGATTTTCAAGGCACATTCGGCATGCCTAACTTGTCCAAGCTTAAGACTATTCTTAGCTTTGATGACTATGATGATAAGTCTATCATCAACGTTAGCCGTAACGATGACGGTGTTCCTTCAGCGATTCACTTTGAGACTTCGACTGGCGATTTCGTCAATGACTATCGCTTGATGGCAAAGTCGATTGTTGAAGAAAAGGTTAAGTCTGTAAAGTTTGCAGGGACTGCATGGGACGTTGAGTTTGAACCTACTGTAGCAGGCATTCTTCGTCTTAAGAAGCAGGCTTCTGCAAACAGCGAAGAACTTAACTTCAAGACTAAGACTGAAAACGGTGACTTGAAGATTTACTTTGGTGACCCTTCTACGCACAGCGGCAACTTTATCTTCCAGCCGGGCGTAAGCGGAAATCTTTCTCGCTCGTGGCAGTGGCCTGTTAAGGTGTTTCTTGCTATCATGGATCTTCCCGGTGACAAGACAGTTCGTTTTGCAGACGCAGGAGCTGCTGAAATCACGGTAAACAGTGGTCTTGGAACTTGGCAGTATTTGCTTCCCGCACAGGCTAAGTAATGCTACGGACGGTCAGCGGAGCAGGTAGATATGTGATGGTGCAGGGCGGAATGCCTGCACACACATATATCA